CCTTCCTGCCCTGATGGATAGGATTACTCGTAATAGTATTGGAATGGACGAATATTTTGATCGTCTATTTAATCTTCACGAAACAACTTCAAATTACCCTCCATATAATCTGGTTCAAATCAGTAGTGTGGAGTCAAGGTTAGAACTTGCACTTGCTGGATTTGCTAAAAAAGAAGTACTTGTTTATACACAAGACGGAAAACTTTTTATTGAAGGGCAAAAAGAAGATAAAGAAACTGACACAAATTATTTACATAAAGGTTTAGCACAAAGAAGTTTTACTAGAACCTGGACTCTTGCTGATGATACAGAAGTCTCTTCTGTAAATTTTGAGGATGGATTGCTTACAGTAATTTTAGGAAGAATCGTTCCAGAATCACATAAGAGAAAAGATTATCTCTAAATAACAATGAGCTAAACTATCGTTGCTGCAGGGAGGTAACTGGTAAAATCCAGTTGCACCTCCCCTTTTTTTGTGCTATAATTCACTGAGGTATGGGAAAACTATGACGATTAAACTGATGCTTCTTAAGTCTGGTGAAGATATCATCGCAGACGTAACTGAAATGTGTGTTGGTGAAGAAGAAAATAGAAGAGTTGTTGGATATTACTTGGATAAACCTTGTGTTGTTAAAATGCGAAATCCAAATCTTCTAACAGAAAATGAAACTCAAGGAATGCAAAAATCAGGATTTGAGGTATCTCTTTTCCCATGGATACCTTTATCTAATGAAAAAAAAATACCTATTCCTTCTGACTGGTTAATCACTATGGTTGAACCAATAGATAAACTCAAACAAATGTACATTGAAGATGTTGTAAACTATGGAAAGAAAAATGATAAAGATTCTAGTTCTTCTGAACAAGGAAATTCTGATAAGTCAGATTGAAGAAGTTGGTTCTGAATTGGGAGAACCTGATTGTAGATTAATAGAACCATTTGTAGTGAATTCTGATATGACATTAACTCCTTGGATGTTAGACTATACACCACAAAATAGTTTTATGATTCATTCTGATAAGGTATTGACTATTATTGACCCAGTTAATTTAATCTTAAAAAAATACGAAAAACTAATTGAGTAAAATGTCTTCAAATTTTTATACAAATGTTCAATTGATTGGTAATCAATTTTTGATTCGTGGAGTGGAGGATGGTAAAAGATATGAAACAAGAAGAGATTTTTCTCCAACTCTTTTCATTCCAACAAAAAAACAATCAAAATATAAAACTTTAAATGGTGAAAATGTAGAATCAATTCAACCAGGAACAGTAAGAGATTGTAGAGAGTTCTTTAATAAGTATAAAGATATTGAAGGGTTTGAAATATATGGACAGGACAGATACGTCTATCAATATATTTCAGAAAACTATCCAGAGGATGAGATTAAATTTGATATTAGTCAAATCAAACTTGTCACTCTTGACATTGAAGTCTCATCAGAAGAAGGATTTCCTGATGTAGAGTCTTGTACTGAAGAAATTCTTGCGATCAGTATTCAAGATTACAATACTAAAAAAATCATAACCTGGGGAGTTAAACCATTTGTAAATAATCGGAGTGATGTAACTTATCATTATTGCCCAAGTGAATATGAACTTCTTAATTCTTTTATTCATTATTGGATGATTGATGTTCCTGATGTGATTACAGGATGGAATATTCAACTATATGATATTCCTTATATTTGTAAACGTTTGAATCGTGTTCTTGGTGAAAAACTAATGAAACGGTTTTCTAACTGGGGGTTGGTGACTGAAGGAGAAATATATCTCACAGGACGTAAACACACAGTCTTTGATGTTGGTGGAATCACTCAACTTGATTATATGGACTTATATAAGAAGTTTACATATAAGGCACAAGAGTCATATCGTCTGGATTATATTGCTGAAGTAGAACTTGGGCAGAAAAAATTAGATCACTCTGAATTTGATACCTTTAAAGAGTTTTATACTCACGGTTGGCAAAAGTTTATTGAATATAATATTGTTGACGTAGAACTTGTTGATCGTTTAGAAGACAAGATGAAACTGATAGAACTTATTCTTACGATGGCATATGATGCGAAAGTAAACTATGGTGATATATTTTATCAAGTAAGAACTTGGGACGCAATTATTTACAATTACTTAAAGAAAAGGAATATTGTTATCCCACAAAAAGATAATTCTGCAAAAAATGGAAAGTTTGCTGGAGCATATGTAAAAGAACCAAAACCAGGAATGTATGATTATGTTGTAAGTTTTGACTTGAACAGTCTATATCCTCACTTGATAATGGGTTATAATATTTCACCAGAAACTTTATTAGATGAAAAACACCCTACAGTATCAGTAGATAAGATTCTAAATAAGCAACTTGATTTCTCTGATTATAAAGATTATGCGGTATGTCCTAATGGAGCAATGTATCGTAAAGACGTTCGTGGATTTCTTCCAGAATTAATGGAAAAAATGTATAACGAAAGAGTTATTTACAAAAAGAAGATGCTTGAGGCAAAGAAACAATATGAAAAAACTCCAACTAAAAAATTAGAGAAAGAGATTGCTCGTTGCAATAATATACAAATGGCAAAAAAGATTTCTCTCAATTCTGCCTACGGAAGTGTGGGAAATGAATGGTTCAGGTATTACAAACTTGAAAATGCCGAGGCAATCACAACATCAGGACAAGTTGCGATTCGTTGGATTGAAAATAAGATGAATTTGTATCTAAATAAACTCCTCAAGACGGATGAAGTTGACTATGTTATTGCTTCTGATACTGATAGTATCTACCTTCATATGGGTCCTCTGGTTGACAAGATATACAAGGGAAGAGAGAAAACTTCTGAAGGCATTATTTCGTTCCTTGATAAGATCTGTTCAGTGGAACTTGAAAAGTATATTGAAAATTCTTACCAAGAACTGGCAGAATATGTGAATGCCTACGATCAAAAAATGCAAATGAAACGAGAAACTATTGCTGATCGTGGAATTTGGACTGCTAAAAAGAGATATATTCTAAATGCCTGGGATGTTGAGGGTGTTCGTTATGAAGAACCTAAACTTAAGATAATGGGTATTGAGGCAGTTAAGTCATCAACTCCTGCTCCTTGTCGTAAGATGATTAAGAGTGCTCTTAAATTGATGATGAATGGAACTGAAGATGAGGTAATTGAGTTTATTGAAAATGCTAGACAGGAGTTTAAAAGTCTTTCTCCAGAAGAACTTTCATTTCCAAGGTCAGTGTCTGATGTCGAAAAATATTATTCATCAAACTCAATCTACTCAAAAGGAACTCCAATTCATGTTCGTGGAGCATTACTCTACAATCACTACATAAAACAAAATAAACTTTCAAATAAGTATTCTATTATAAAAAATGGAGAAAAGATTAAATTTATCTACCTCAAAAAACCTAATATAATTCACGAAAATGTAATCTCATTTATTTCAGAGTTTCCAAAAGAACTCAAACTTGACAAATACATTGACTATGAATTACAATTTGAAAAAGCATTTTTAGATCCTTTGAAATCAATTCTTGATGTTATTGGATGGAAAACTGAATACACTTCCAACTTGGAGTCATTTTTTACCTAATGGATTTACCGATTACAGATGAAGAACTGAATACGATTATTAAAGCAATGAGTCTTGGAGGTGATGCATCCTTATATCATAAACTGAAATTAGTAAAAGAACTTAAAGACCAAGGACTACCTTACAAAAAAATTCTAAGAGAAAAATACGGAGTGATTGCATAATGACAAATTTGATACAGGTTAAGTATTCTTTCAAAGAGCATCCAAAAACTACTCTTTCTATATACTTGAAAACACAAGAACAAGTAGAAGAATTTAAGACAAAACACCCAGACTATATTTACATTACTGAGAACAACTAAATTATGGATTTATAAAATTAATTATATTGTTAAACAAAAACAGGAAGATAAATAACTACACCTGTTGAGAGTGCAATTTCACAGGAAGATTAGGTGCTTTAGGGCACCTTTTCTATTATAAATAGTAATGCACTCTCAACAGAATATAAATGAACTATCTAAAGGTTTATTGTAATCTTATCAGGAAATCCGAGAACAGAACTCCTCCTGATGGGTATACAGAAAAACATCATACATTTCCAAAAAGTATATTTGGAAATAATAAAAGAATTGTAGTTCTAACATCAAGAGAACATTATATTGCTCATGCTTTATTGGAAAAGATTTATATTAAGAGGTGTGGAATCAAGGATAAAAAAACTACTAAAATGATTCACGCTCATATTTTAATGAAATCAAAAGATAAATATTATAATTCTCATCTTTATGAAGGTGCAAGAATTAGAATGTCTGAATCAAAGAAAGGTAAAAAACCATATGTTATGACTGAAGAAATTAAAAATAAAATTAGTATGTCTAAAAGTGGAAAAAATAACCCAAACTTTGGCATACCTTTAACTCAAGATCATAGAAATAAATTATTAGATTCTTGGAGAGGAAAAATGCACAGTGAAGAATCTAAGTTAAAAATAAGTGAAGCAAATAAAGGCAGAATTCACACAGAAGAAACTAAGAAAAAATGGAGTGAAGCAAGAAGTGGGGAAAAGCATTATCTTTATGGAAAAAAACGAGATATTGAAATTATAAATAAAATAGTGGAGAAAAAAAGTAAAGAATTTTCAATTATAAATCCTCAGGGTGAAATTATTTGTGGGAAAAATATTACTAAATTTTGTAAAGAAAATAATTTAGATGTTGGAACTACTTGGAATCTTCTTAATTATAAACGGAATACAAAATCACATAAAGGTTATCGTGCTGTTCCTCAAGAAAATTGACTTGAAGTGGTTTTTGTAGTATAATAATTCAAAATAGATAGAAAAAATGACCGATACTGGATTAAATTTTTTACATGACATAGTAAAAGAGATTGGTGGAGAATACACACAACTGGCATCAGAGATTGATGAAACTGAAACGTATGTGGATACTGGCAGCTACATTTTTAACGCTCTTGTATCTGGTAGCATCTTTGGTGGTGTTTCTGGGAACAAGATTACTGCAATCGCAGGGGAAACTTCTACTGGAAAATGTGCTCGCGGATCTGAAAAAATAGTTGTATACTGTTCTGATGAAACTGCACAAAAAATTAAAAGTAGATTGTTATTATTTTTATAGTTCTTTCTCCTGTGATTGTATAAATAATACAGTTGCTCAATTTTAATGAGAGGTGATGGAAAAAACGATCCAAGAAGATCATTATATTGGAAACTTCTTGGATTTTCCGAAGAAGAATCTACATTAAAAGCAAAACTTGAGTGCAAAAAATGTAGTCCAAGATGTCTTGAATATTGGTTAAAAAAAGGATTCACTGAAGAAGAATCTTTAATTAAAATCAAAGAAATTCAAAATAATGGAGAAAAAAATATTGGTTCTAAAAGAACCGAAGGACAAAAATTAAATATGAAAAAATCTCAAGAAAGTATTAATACTCTTGAGCACTGGATTGAAAAATATGGAAATGAAAATGGATTTATTAAATTTAATGAGTTTAAAAAAAATCAGTCCAAAAATGGAAAATCATCAAAACACTTTAGATTAAATAAAAATCCTAATACTTATATTGATGGCAGTATAAGAAGACCAGAGTATTGGATAAAATTAGGATATAGTGAAGAAGAATCTAAAATTATGGTTTCTAAATCTCAATCGAGAGGAATATATTTTTATATTAAAAAATATGGAAATGAAGAAGGTATAGAAAAATGGAAAGAACGAAATGATAAATGGTTTAAATCGTTTTATAATAGCGGCAAAGATTTAACAGAAATTAACCAAAAAAGAAAATTAAATTCTCACGTTGGTTATTATACTGAAAATACTATTGTAGGTATTGACAATTTAAACTTTTATATGATAGTATTGGTAGATATTGACGATACTATGATTATAAAATATGGACTAACTAAACAAGATACAATAGCAAAAAGATGGAGTGTTTCATTAAACTACAATTTACTTTTATTTAATAAAATGAAATCTTTAAATGCAGTCAAACTAGAAAATGAGTTTCATAAACATTTCAAAAATTCATACACACCAAGTGTGATTAAAACTACAGAATGTTTCAAATATACCGAAGATAATTTAAAAAAAACACTAGAAATTTTAGAGGAATTTAAAAATGGTTGAACTTGAACTTACATTTGAACAACTTTATAAACTTTATGGAAAAGGTGAACACGAAGTTCCCTATGAAGTGACTGATGAACTATATGTCGAAACTCCAACTGGAAGAACTAAAATTAATCAGGTAGTTACTAAACACAATAATGAAGTTATTCGTTTAGACTTTAATAATGAAGATAAGTTTGAATGTTCAGTAAATCATATTTTTATGGATTATCATACTGGAACTAATGTTAGTGCTATCGATGCCAAAGAAATTAATTCAACTTACGGCAAAAAAACCATAGTAGAAAAAACACCAATAGGAATTGAAAATGTTTATGATATTTCTATTGATGCTCCTCATTGGTATATTTCTAATCCAAAATCTGGAATTTATCATCATAACACTTTCTTCAGTCTTGCCGTCGTTAAGAATTTCCTTATCAATAATCCTACTGGATATTGTTTGTATTTTGATACTGAAGCAGCAATCACAAAATCCCTTTTGG